GCGTTCCGTTGCGACTTATCACAATAGATATGTTCTTCACCCTTACAATCTTTATCGATAATATGAATGATAGGTTTAATGAGATGACGCTTCTCATCGCAGTCTAAATGCTTCTGTTCGTCGCAGAACTTCTTGAAAGGATAATCCTTGGGGTCGCTTTGAACGATAATTGGTTTCTCCATCTTTATTATAATAACAAATAATATTTTAAATTAATAACCAATCGCAGGGAAGGTCATAATTTGTATATTTAGCTGGTCATTCCCGTCAGTGGAATAGCCACTGTTGTTAAACACAAATACGTCATGCCATCCAACTCCTAATGTCCCTACATTACAGAATAATGGAATGGTGACATGATTATAGGCGTTGTTTGTAAATGTATTAAAATAGTAAGTATAGTAATTTCCAGTATTTTGTTGATAGATACGAACCGCTATTTGAGCGGTATAAGAACCAGTCCAATAGCCAGAGTACTTTCCTAATAGGATAACCCCCACCGATGAATTATAATTGTAGAAGGCATAGGTCAAATTGACCCCGCCACCCCACGCAACACTTTGGTTATTATAGAGTTCTCGTAGGACACATTGCGAACGACGGAATGTATCGCCATCAAACATAACAGGCTGGGCGTAGATTGTGCTTGATTGGGGAACACTTTGAAAAATGTAATTACCACCATTACAAGTTAAATTATTCTCCATCGTGACACGACCAGACGCATTATTTATACGAAAAGGGCGTAGACCATTCCAAACCCCATATTGGTCGTTTGCATTAGTAACAAGTAAGTAAGTATCTGTTCCGTCCTGCCTCCACATCACACCATAACTACCTTGCACCATTCGGTATTGCCCGTATCCATTCAACCCAACAGTAACGATTTCTCTAAAACCATTCTCAAAATATATATCTCCACCAGCTAAAAATGACATTCTTGTTGAACCATTTGTTCCAATTCTAATATTAGAACCGTTTTCCGCCCAAATGTAATTATCATTAGGCGTTGAGTTTCCAATATACATTCTTCTCATTTGAAACGCATAGAACTCTATGAACGGGGCGTTAGAAGAATTACCACCATTAAATGTTGCGTAGTAGTCGGCATTACTTCCATTCTTAACAAGCCTTGAACCAGTCCCACCATTAATAAATAAATCGCCACGGGTTTCTACATTAGAAACACCCCAACCCATATCACGCCCCATGATAAAGCTATTAGATGCGTTTGTATAGTACATCAAAGAGGCTACTCTATTTCCTGCATCATGAACGGCAATTTCGGTATTATTTAGACATTCCAATAATAACCCTGCGGTATTGCTATTCCATAAATTACCTCCACCATAATTTCGTGTTGTATCGCCAATGGTTAATGAGCCTGTTTGCATATAACTATTGAGGTTCGCAAAGTTCGTCCCACCGCAAATATTGCCTGTTCCAATGACCTGAAAGGTTGCTAATGGTGCAGTAGTTCCAATTCCTACCCATCCTGATATATTTGCGTTTCCATTCATCGTTGCAGTGTAGACTGACATCGTAAAAGTGTTCCATGTGAATACAGCACCCGTAAAGCCAGTAAAAGGAGCTTTGAAATAAATCGTAATGAATAATGTACTTGAAGTAGGTGTGAATGGAATGTTAATTGTTCCTGAGGCACCAACCGCACTGGTATAAACAACTGTTGATCCCGATGTAAGAGTAAAATATGGATAGGGTGCGACTGTGAATAGGGGGAAAGTAAGATTGGTGAATGTTGCAAGGCATGGAAGATTAAGAAAAGTAGTTCCAAGAGCAGGAAGATTAATAATACCCTGATATGATGCTGATGCGTTCGCCGTGTACGTAGGAGCCGAATAAGTAATGGAACCAATACCAGTAGAAGCTGTAAAGGAAGCACCACTATAACCCACGCTAGTTGATGGGGCAACAGAGAAGTTATTATAGGCGATTGTATTTCCAGACTGTGTAATTAGACTGTTGCTAAACGTATCGGTTGCGGATTCATAAGGAACATAGCCAACGGATACGCCCGAGAACGATGGAGCAGAATAAGTAACGATTTGATTAGAAGAATTAAGGCCAAGAGCCGATGTTGCCGTCCCTGCATTCGGTGGAAGAGTTGCAATGCCTGTAATCTGCGTATCTGCCCGTGTTAAGGTGAAGGTATTGAACTTAACATTCTGTGAAACAAGCGTAGGAACAAACATAAAAAGAATTGATCCCGTGTATGAAACATTGGAATCAGCGACAAATGAGCCTGAGACAGTAGAACTAGTGGTAGAAACACCATAGTAATAATCACCAATCGAGATATAGGCAGATCCCGCCGTATTGTATTGAACAATCTGTAATTGTAAAGGCTGGCTTCCAAACATCGTTCCAAAGGTAAAGTAATATTTCGCTCCTGTTAAGTAAGTCGTTCCTGATCCTAGCCATGTAGCCAATACACCAGCGCCAGCCAATGTATAAGTAGGAGCAGAATAGGTTAGGGTACAAGGTGGGGCAGTAGCAGGAACACCCGTTTGCGTAAAAGTAGATGCACTTACGCCCGTGTTCGTTTGATTAACAAGAAGACCACCAGCTAAGTTCGTAGTTGTTCCAGAAGCCTGTGTCACATTGCTAATGATGGGTGAATCTAGGATAAGGCTTCCAATTATTTCTGTATCGCATTCTTGTACGCTAAGAGCCGACCACTGTACGTAATAGTTAATCGCACCCGCTGAGAAGTTAATATATACCGTACACGGAGAAGAACCAGTAGTAAACGTAAAGGTTATCGTTTGGGCGGTGTTGGTAATCGTCTGCGGAGCATCGCTGATTGTTGTAAGAGTCGTTGCGTTATATACCGTAGCAACCACAGGAGCGGTTCCATTTGTACTACAACCTGTTAGGGTTAGAATATATTTTTGTTTGGAGGTTGTGGTAAAATAAGGTGGAAACTGCATTGATCCCGTGGTTGAACTGGGAGATACAAACCGCCAAAAACCAGATACAAGGGTATACGTGGAAGGAGCAACAGCAGTCATCGAAGGAGCATTAACACCTTGATTACCAATTGCCAAGGGATTATTAACGGTTTTAATCGCACCATTCAGGTTTGTAGTATAACCCACCTGACTAATCAAGCCAGAAACAGTAGCACCCGTTGTTTTGCTAAGTTCTAGAACAGGAGTTCCCGTATCATCTGCAATTTGAAGGTTTCCGCTACCATTTACAGAAATCGAAAACTGATTAGGGGTTCCATAGGAGAAATACTGACTGCCTGTTAGTTGGGTATCCACCGAATAGACCGTCTCACCTGCAAAAATACGTTCAGGAACCCACAGGGAAGCTCCTTCGGTATATATTTTTTGACCCGTAGTTAGATTCGTGATTTCTAAATTATTGGAAGCCACAGATAGAGAATAGTCTGTCCCGCTAGACATGACTTTCACTACATCGATTTCAGCCGTTGGTGCTACTACTTTGTTCGCCGTCAAAATATATCCTGTGAGAGAGTAACCGTTAAGGTTTACGTCGTTGTTTCCGTTTTGGTATGGCACGTATAAGGCCGGATCAAATGGGTTACCATCTATATTTAAGGTATCTAATCCGTTGATACTAAGAGGGTTATAGCTTGTTAACGAATTAATTGACATCGTCTTTTATTAAAAAGAATAAAAAAAGTTAAACATTCAAAAATACCGTTTTCTCTTTTTTCTCCTTTTAATAAACAATGGGCATTTCTTGGAGCGATGAAGACCGTCTTAACGACATGCTTCGAGACGGTGAAAATTACATGAGAGCACACGGGGAAGAAATCCCTACCAACGAAACTCAACGAGTTCCTGAATTTTTTGGAACCGATAAAGAGGCAGTTCGATACTTTATCCAAGTACACTACAAACTAAACAACGCAACAAAAAAGAGACTATACAATCAAAAATTCGTCATTGGCACGGGAAACCCTTACAGTTACGCCGAGCGCAAACGAAAACCTCTCATTGATCCAGATAATCCATTCGGTGTTCTCAAAGGGGAAGGCGAAGATATGGTCATCCAATGGATCCTCAACAACAAAGACAAAGGCCTCGAATTGGCAACCGGCTTTTCTCGTGGGGGCAAAGCTCACGGACGCCCTCAACTAATGGGAAAGCGTTCATACGGTGGCTATACCCACGATGTGAGAGCACAAATCAACCGTAAAAACGGTGGCACCCTACTAGAAGAAGCAGAAGACGACTCATGGTCGAATTGGGCTTCTAACATCTGGTCTAGTTTTACCAGCGATACGCACTTACCGAAACGATTTCGCAAATTCATCAAGGCTCACGGACGTGAACCGATTACGAGTTTACAGATGGTCCGTGCTCCGGTGGATAAGCTAGGAACCCTTGCCGTCCAAGCGATTACAGCTGGAAAATGGGATGATTTGAAGAAAAAAGCAGGTATCGACTCTGTCTTCCATACTGGAATGGTAGTCAACGGAAAATACGTCATTGAAAAGTTAGAGAAGTTAGAAGGCCGAGTTGATCCCAACTACATTAACCAAAAAGATGCCGAAGTCTACCCTCTTGATCTACAAGGGAAGAGTCTCACCATTGCCGAGTTATTGGAAAACGCCCGTAAGAAGATGGGCACGAACTTCTACAAATATGACTTCCTTAACAACAACTGCCAAAATTTTGTCATGACTCTCGCCGAAGCCTCAGGGTTACTAACACCAGAAGCTCGAAAGTGGATCAAACAAGACATCGAATCTCTCATTAAGGAATTTCCTTCTCTATCGAAATATCTCGGCGTCAAACTAACCGATATTGCCCGTGATACAAGCAACATCTTCGAAGAGTTTACCGCCAAACGGGGAGGACAGATCCGCCCCATGATGATGAGCGGGGTTCAAAGTGGACGTTCGGGCAGAATGTTCAATCGATGATAATTTTGTGAATTAAATTTTTAATTTTTTTTTTCTTGAATTATATAAAATATGACATTCATCAGTGATAAACTTTTTGGCAAAAAATACGAACGTGATTTCGTAGAATTGATTGAATATGATAGCTATCGTTTCCCAGAAAACGACTATCATAAAGAATGGGATCTGGAAATTACGAAAGATGAACAGATTACGCATTTCGAAGTAAAAGCCGATAGACGAACATTCGCTACGGGCAATATATGCATCGAGTTCGCCTACAAAGGAGAAGATAGCGGTATCGTAACGACAAAGGCCGACTATTGGGTCTTGTATGTAGTCAACGAAGGAAAGGTAGAACGCATTTATCTCGTTCCTGTCGATGATTTACGAAAGATGATTGCAGATGAGAAATATCATAAAACCATCAACTGCGGGGATGGCTGGAAATCGAAATGCCACCTCTTTCAAGAGGCACTATTTACGGATTACTTATTTTAATTTTACATGTTAAAATTAAAGGATGGATAAGAAGAGGGCTAGAACACCCGTTTTCACACCGCATAATAAGAAGAGTTCTTGCATAATAACAGATTTAATTTCATGACGTACTGCATCGTCTATTGTTTTAAAAAACACGAGAACAAGACACGTATGACGTGCTTTATAAGAGATGGGCTAACCAACTTTTCCTCCAAAAGGGTTTTCTCAAAATCGTCACGGTTGATACTCCGCTTCGGGATTTTGGTTAGAATATTGGCTTCTGGGTTTCTTTCGTTGATCTGGCGTACGAAATCTTCGGCTTTCTCGTAAAAGTGGACATAACAGACGATTTGATAATTGGTTAGGTCATGTTTGATGAGGGCTTCTCGGTGTGATTTCTCACGGATATCACATACGAGGTAATCGAATTCAAGGGTCTCAAAATTAACGTTAATAAGGTGGTAATCGTACTCTAAGAATTTGCCATGATTGCGGAAGGCTTGACGGTCTTCCTCTGTCAGGTCTTTGGACGTGATAACAATGAAGCGTTTTTTCTGCACTTTCATCGAATCAAGGAGCGACATTTATTATAAACAAATATTTTTTTTCAGTTGATAAATAAATGTCATGCTCATCACTAAGCGTCCTAACGCACTTGGCGATGTTCATCGGTAGTCATTTTTTGAACGGTACCGTGTTTCGTGACGATATCGGTAGAGTTTCTGCTCTACGTTTAGCCAATACTGATCCGCATACTCATCATACCAGCTATACCGTCCTCTCGGCCCCCATCTACTCCAACTGCTTTGAAAAGAGCCATCCTTTGCTCTTAAACGACATTTCGACTAAATGGATCCCGAAAGAACCGTTAGACACGTGGGACAGAGACGAGTTAGCCGATGAGTTGGTTACGTGTAAAAACAGTTTCCGCACCCTCAAACATCGTCACATTAAGCAAGCAAGAAATCTTTACTCTATCAAAACCACGTTATGGAACCGCATCAATGCTATGAAAGCGATTCGTACTACCCCTAAACCAGAAAAGAAGATTTCTCTCCGCCCGACGCAACGTCCCACTCAAAAACTAACTGTCCATGTCCCAAAGCCGTATGTTGCACCCCCTAAGACGATTGTGTACAAAGAACCCGAAAAGCGTGCGGATCCTCTTCGTCATAACCTCGTCGCTCGCTCCGTCAGCCGTGTAAGCCCTGTTAATCAAAAAAAACATTATTCTCGTCACTCGCACCGTCATCGTCATTCGCACCGCCACCGCCGTCGGCACATCCACCGGATCAAAAAGCAGATCCGCAAACTCAGCAGAAAATTAAAGAAAAAAGTGAAGGGTTAATAGTTATTTCGTTCTTATTCTTGTTATTGTTCTTATTTTTCCTTACTATTATTTTACGTTAATAGGTAAAATAATAATTATTATTTTATTATTAAGCGAAGACGAAATGATTCATAAATGATTTGATTTTTGCGATATTCTCGGGAGTATTGATGAATAACTTACTTGGTAGGGCGATTTGGCCCGTTTGTTTGAACATACGCTGTATGTCTTTTAGGCGAGAAACCGATAGACCCCCGATATTGAACATACCGTTACTATCTCTATCGCAAAAAAGCTCACACTGTTTTCGAAACTCTTGTTGGGCCTCTTGTATCGCTCGTTTCTCTTCCATATGTTGTTCTTCGTCTTCCTCGTTCTCATTATCCTCGTCGTCGTCTTCTTCAAATGCTTTTTTGTTTGATACATGAGATAGTACTTCATTCAGTAATTCTCGCAATTCGCGCACTTCTCGGCGCAATAACTTAACTTCTTCCGTAATTGACATGGTTGCCATCTTTTATTATATAAGATAAAAGATTTAAATTTTTAATTTTCTAGATAAAACTTCAATTTTTCATAGTTGGTTTTTGATCCCGAAAAGTCATTTGAGAATTTAGAAGAGAATTCGCGTTTTAGGTAGTCCATTTTATCGGCGCATTTCGTCTTTTTCTCTCCAAACAATAGATCCTCTGGGATGGTAGCATAAAACGATTTCAATCTCGTAAGTGAATCGCTTTGAATTCCCCCGATATGATAGACGCCATATTCATCTTTATCGCAATACTCGCCAAAAGCCTTATCCTCTTCCGTCTCTTCGTCGTCCTCATCTTCTTCTGGCTGTGGTTTTGGCTTTGGCTGTGGTTTTGGCTTTGGCTGTGGTTTTGGTTCCTCCTTCTCTTCGATTGGTTTGACAGGAACACCGAGATAAAGTTTGACGCGTCTAATACTCTCAGGTGTATTCTTAAACTCTTTTGCTGGTAATGCGATTTGTTTTGTTTTCAAAAAGTTGGCTTTAATAGCCTTCAATTTGCTATAACTCAATCCGCCGATATGACGAAGTCCATCCTCTCGTGTTTCAAACATAGAGAGATCCTCGTTATCTTCTTTCTTTTCTTCCTGCTTTACTTCTTTCTTTACCTCGGCTTTTGCTTTAATAAGAGCAATTTCATGCTCTTTTTGAAGAGTCTCAACTTCTTTCTTTTCCTCTTGAAGTTTAGCCTTCAACGTCTTAATTTCGACGGCATGAGTTTCTTTTAGAAGTTGAATCTCTTTCTTCAAAGACTTGACTTCATCCTTTTCTTTCTCTTTCAAAAGACGAATCTCTTCTTTCAAAAGACGAATTATATCACTCTCATTCTCTTCTTGTCCTTTATTCATCATCATCATCATCATTTTTTTCATCTCTTTCATTTCTTTCTCCATTGATTCTAAAATAGGCATATTTGAATTTAAGTTTGAATTTTCACTTGAAATCTTACAAACGTTACGGCTAATGTGGTAGTCTCTCATTTGTTTAGTAGAAAACGTTTTAGAGCATTTATCGCACGATGGAATCATAATAGATGACATATCTTTTATTATAAGAAATTTGTTTTTAAATAATAATTTATTAATATTATTATTATTATTTTATTATTTTCTAAAAAAATCAAATTTATTCGAAAAATAAATTTCTTACTTTTTATATTCTATCTATATATTTTTTCAAAATTTTTTAGAGATATATATTTGTAAAAAAAAATACAATACCAAATTTATACTTTTTTAGAAAATAATGATAATAATAATAATAATATTAATAAATTATTATTAACCCAATAACTTGCTTTTACCATAAGAGATATTTCGCTAGTTCTTCTTTTAACGTGTTATTTGGGTGTCGTAGGTGATATAGTCGTCTTCTTTCATCGGCGACTTTCTTTCCTTCTTCTTTTAGGTAGGTGGGGTAGTCTTTTGCTCCTGCTTGGCCAATTGATGCTATTTTTTCACCCATTCGATATACATCTATCTTCTTTTTAGGGTTCTTGCTGGGTTTTACTTCTATCCCTATTTCCCTTGCTTTCTGTTTGGTGTAATCGGTAATTTGGTACATTTATTTATCCAAATATTTATTTTAATTAAAAATTTTATTTATAATAAATGAAGAATCATTTTCTATTTCCTTATGCAGGAAATAAACGAAATGAAGTTGAAAATATCTATGACGTATTAGATTTAAAAAACATAACCACCATCATTGAGCCTTTTTGCGGATCAGCAAGCATGTCGTTTTATATTGCTTCTAAAAATCCAAAACGATTTAAATATGTTCTAAATGATAACGACGCCAATCTCATGAGGTTGTATAACATTTTGAAAGACGAAAAGGCAATCGATGAACTTGAAAAAATGATAAACGAAAAAATCGATAAGTTTAACAGTTTTCAAAATGATAAAGATAGAAAATTCTGGTATGAAGAAAATAAGAAAGACGGTTTTACTGGTTGGTTATTTTCTAAAAAATATCATTCTATACGAGAGGGACTTTATCCACCAATTTCACGTACTGAAAAGATTAAACCGTTTATTGTGCGTACCTCTCCAATATATCATTTTATGAGGGATGAAGATGTTGAATTATATAAGGAAGATGCTATTGAGATTATCAAAAGATATAAAGATGATGATACAAATTTATTTTTAATTGATCCGCCCTATGTATCAACTTGCAATTTGCTATATAATAACCCTAACCTTTCTATTTATGAATGGCTTTCCGTACATAACATCAATGCATGGAAATCATCTGTTTATTTCATCCTCGAAAATATATGGATTAATAAGCTATTATTTTCTAGCAATCAAGTTATTACTGAATATAATAAACAGTATAGCTGGTCCAATAAAAAAACATCTCATATCATTATCACAAAAAAATAAACTCCTAGCATTTATAAAACCTATTTTTATAAATTTTAGTTTCTTACATGTTCTTTAAATAGTATTTATTTGCGAAAGACTCCAAAACTTCCGCCTCGACCGAGCACACCTCCGCGACGCATCGCACTAGAAGATGCTTGTGCTGGCCCATATAACGCTCGAATCGACTCGCGAAGAACATCTGTATTTCCAGTTTTTGATGGAAGATAAAGGTAGTTTGACATCAAATTTTGTAAATCATCTTTTGTTGCAGTAGAAAGTAACCCTAGATTCTGCTCAAATGATGCACGATTTGGTAAGGCTAAACCTTCAAGTTCTTGTCTCTTAGAAGCGGATGGTGGACCTCTTCCACGTTCTGGCAAACGAGTTAATCCTGCAAATAGTGGTTTCATTCCTACTTGACCTGCCTCCTCATCATCGGCAATGATACGACGAGGAACAGGTGTAGTGGATACGGCATCATGTTGACGCTTCAAGGCATCTTCATCATATACATCGTTTGGAAAGGGTTCAAGAGCTGTTTCAGCTTCACGTTTGGCTCTAATATCCTCGACGGCGTCAAGATACTGGCGTTCTTCGCTCTTTGGCTGGGCACGAGCCGTATAGTCGATTCCTGATATAATTCCTTGTGGGTTAACATCAGTAACCAGATCTGGTTCTGGTTCTTTCTTTGGGACGTTGCGTTGTGTAGAAATATCTCTCATGACAGTGAGAGGTTGAGTAACGGATGGGGCATTTCCATAGTATTGAGGGGGAGCATAGGCATAGTGGATGGATGGGGCCGAAAATACCCGAGAGCTATTCGGCATAATGTTTGGGGTGGGCGGGGCACGGCCTTGCATGAGATGGACGATATCCCGTTGTTGCTGTTGAACGTTACGAATACTAATTTTAATAGATTTATCGACGGTTGAACGTTTCTTCTTGGCCTTCCCGCCACGTTTGAGTGATGCTTCTGGATAGACTGGCTCTAAGGGGCCGTATCCAATGGGTGAGCGCATTTTATTATAAGATATAATAAAAAAATTTAGGAGAAAACGGATAAGCGATTTTTAGATCCTTTATTCGTTTCGGCCAAACGAGCATTGATGGCCTCAATGGCCTTCATTCGTGCATTCGTCTTCTTCAACACGGCCTCGGTATCGGTCTCTGGCTCGGTTTCGGTCTCCGTCTCATTATCGTAACCACTTTCGAAATCGGTTGTCTCTTCTTCGGTCGATTCGTAGGGACGAGCTTTTGCAGGCTTCTTCTTCTCGGCTGGTTTTCGGCCTCGTTTCTTCTTTTCTTTCTCTACCTTCTTTTCTTGTATGGCTGGAATGGCAGATGGGAATGCGTATCCATGATGTGGAGGAGGCAGAGCATAGTAAGGGGGATATTGGTTTGGATATGGCCCGTTTACGTTGTAGGATGGCATAGGGTATTGCGCGTATGGAGTATAACCAGTCGTCGCCGAATAGGGGGGAAGTTGAATTGGTGGGACATTTACTTCTTTCTCTTCGTCGATGGGCTCGTTATAGCGTGGTTTCGTCTTGTTATAGGGACGTTTTACGACTTGAACGACTCGCATACCAGCGGGAATTTCTTCTGGTTTAGGCATCTCCGTCATCAAACCACGACGGGCAAGAGCCTTTGCCTTATTCGCTTCTACCATTCGACGAACTGCCTCGATTTGAGCGGGAGTTCGAGGCTTCTTTTGGTCTTCGGGAACTTTTTTCTCTTTTCGAAGGGGAACCGTGGGGACATCTGGTACTTCATCGGCTTTTTCAAACTTGTATTTACCACTTAGATTACTTGACATTTATTATATACACTATAATAAAATAAAAAAACGAAAAAAAATTTAAAGTTCGCCTACTTTCTCGATGTTGAGGGAAAGAACGACGTAGTTTAAATTTCCAAGTGCACCGTGCGATGCCTTTGTGTTAAGTGTGATTGTCATTTGTCCCTTCAAACGAACCTGCTCGATATGTGGAACCATAGAGCTATCCCAGCTATTTGTAACGATTCCGTTTGTTACGAAGCAAGGGTATTTCTGGGCGGAATAAGGGAGATAGAGTTCATCACATTGAAGTTCAAGGAGACGAGAGGTAGTGTTGGCGTCCGTATAGTGAGCTTGGACGTTTAATAGTTGGATATTGCAGATCCCGATTACGGGAACACTTACGGTTTGAGTCGCTGAGGTAAGAACGATTTGACAGAATACCATGCTTTATTTTATAATAAAAAAAAAATATATAATAAAATGCTAAAACGAGTTAATGGCTTTACTGGTAAACTTGGTAATGTTGGTTTTATTCCAACCAAATCATTTCCAATTACGAATCCTACTGAACCAATCCAAAACGAAATAAAAACGCAAATCCAAAAACCATATACCGAAAAAGAAAGAAAAAGTAAATTTCAAAAAAAATAATTTTTTCCCGATAAGATAAAATGGCATCTATGCAACAATTTCATCAACCATACGTGCTTCCATCGTTTAAAGACGCCGTTCCCGAATCATGGCGCTCGAACTCAGCTCCTAAGCCACCAGCGTCGTCGCTTCAAACCGTCGTTGTGAGCTCCCTCTCATCTAACCAAAATGCTGGGGGGCACACAGACGTATCATTACCACTCGGGCCCTCATCTGGGATTATGTCTCAGGCTTACCTTAAATTCACCGTGACGATTACGACATCTGGCGCAACGGATACGGTTCGCTTTAAGGGCGCTCAACATTCGGCTCTTGCCCTCATCAACCGTTACACTACATCAATTAACGGTATCGCTCTCGATACCATCGCTAACTTTGATCAAACGGCTGGCGATTTGGTCAATCATTGCACGTCAAACGATTGGATCAAGAACGACTCGGCGGTTCTCATGGGTAGCAACGTAACATTTACCGCTGTTGCTTCCACTATTACGGAAACTTTCTGCATTCCATTGTTTGGTTTCCTCTCTGGATGCATTCCATCTTACTTACTCAATGGTCAACTCAACATTGGTCTTGACTGGAACCCTGTTGCTCGTGCATTCTTTACGGCTGGCGGAGTTACGGGTTACGTTGTTTCTGGTGTACAACTCATCTATGACCGCATCTCTCCCTCTCAGGAGTTCATTGACATGGTGAAGAGCGAACTTCGTAGCGGACAGAAGTTCGTTATTCCATACGTGAATATCCAAAACGTGAAAGTAACAGCACAAAACACGAACAACCTCTCCGTAGGAGTAAATTATAGCAGTTTAAGAAGCGTGTTGATGTCGCAGGTTGCTACCGCTGATTTTACGACAATTGCAAATGAAGGTTTGTCAAAGAACTATTCTCTTTCTCAGTTCCAAGTGTCTTGCGATGGTCGCTTGCTCTCTGCCGTTACATATAATACTGTTGATAACCCTGCTCTTTGCTTCCTCGAAGCCCAGAAGGCCTGCGGTCGTGCCTTTGATACATCCATTAGCGACCCTTGCGCTTACCTTACGGCTGTTAACACTGCTTCAACCGTTCAGGTCCGTTCTTACCTCACCAACAACTTCTTCGCTGGTTGCTCTGGTCTCCGTGTGAACGAACAACTTGCCTTTGCTGGTACCCCAGTATCTGTGCTCTCGTTGAACTGGACTGTCAATGTAGCTGGTGAAAATGCCCACGATTCTAACATTACCATGTTGGCCGATATGCAGGCCCTCGTCGACGACCAAGGTAACGTGACTATCTACCGTTAAAGATTTAAATTGATCAACGAAATTAAATAAATAAATACAAATTAACAATTAAATTATTAATTATTAATCAAAAATAAGAATAATAACAGAGAAGTAATTATAAAAACCGGTTTTATTCAGCGTCTCCATGTTAGAAGTCTAATGAATCAATGATGTTTAACTAATTAATTGTTGTTATTGTATTAATTATTTAATCATTCGTTGATCAAGATTTCTAATATGTTATTTTTCATTAAAAAAATAAAATCTCTTAATATATAAAATGGAAAAATTACGAACCGATTTAAAATCCGCTCGTTCTCATTTAACCGAATCATCGATTAAGACGTATGCCTCTATTCTATCCTCCCTCTATCGTAAGATGACCCAAATCGATAAGTTGGAAGATGAAGATGTTCAAGATTATTTTTGTAAAAATGCAAAGAAGACGATTGAGTTCTTAAAGGATTTAGAACCTACCAAACGCAAAACAGTATTATCAGCTCTTACGATTCTATGCCTCCACCACCCCCAATGCGAAGTCTATCGGGCTAAGATGAAAGAAGACTCAAACCATGTCCGCGAGAACTTCACCGACGAGAAGACCGAGAAGCAAGAAGAGAACTGGGTCGAATGGGAAGATGTCCTATCTATCCATAACCAAATGGGAAAAGAAGTTGCGCCTCTCTTTACAAAGAAGCCATTGTCTCCCACCGATTTCAATCGAATCCAAGACTACGTTTTGCTCTCGCTCTATGTCTTCAATGAGCCCCGCAGAAGCGAGGATTATGCTAAAATGTGGATTAGAGATTATGATAAGAAGGATCCAGAAGTTAACTATATCGATAAAGGTAACTTTATCTTCCAAAAGTACAAAACCAGTTCTCTATATGGTACCCAAAAAATTGCGATATCGCCTAAATTGAAAACGCTATTGGGGAAGTGGATCCGCTTGAATACATCGCCTTATCTACTTGTTTCGCCAGTCAGCAATAAACCTCTTAACCAAGTACAAATTAACCAACGTCTCAATAAGATATTTGGAAAGAAGGTTGGTTCAAGCATGCTTCGTCATTCTTATCTTTCGAAGGTGTACAACAGGGAAGAGATGCAACAGCGCGCCACTAATATGGGCAATTCAATCACGGAAGCCGTAAACGTTTATGCAAAAAAGTAAAGTTTAATTTTTATTATACGATTTATAATAAACATGAGCCATTCTAAATTAACGATGATGCTAACGCCGATGGACAAACAACGAGACGACAAACAAACCACGTTTCCAGATAAACCATTCAATATGGCATTCGTCGCAAGCAAAGGACAAGGCAAAACGACTCTTTTACTTAACCTTATCACAAAGAAAGAATCGCCACTATACAAACGCTATAACAAGATTTTCGTTATTAGCCCGACCGCTAAAAAAGACGATAAGATGATGGAGTTGATTGACGATATTGGAGATGACCAATATTATGAAGAGTTAACCGAAGATAACTTACAAGATATCATCGACAAGATTGAATACGACACCGAAATGCGCAAACAAAGCAAGAAGCCTAAACCTGAATATCTTTTGATTTTAGACGATGTAATTCACATGTTGAAGGGTAAGAATGGGAAGAAGTTGGCAGAGCTGATAACGCAGAATCGGCATATTTCACTCACAAATTTCGTTTTGGTCCAGAAATGGAATAACTACTTACCTACCCTCATTCGAAGCAACCTTGACTGCATCGCCTATTGGCACACTCAAAGTAAGAAAGAACTTAAATCGTTTATCGAGGATATGAACGGGGAAGAAGACGAACTAATGGATCTATACAATTTTGCCACGGATGAGCCGTATAGCTTTCTCTATATCAACCAATACAACCCGTCACGGCCAATGTATTTTAAACGATTTGATAGAATTCAATAAATTTTTTTCTTGTAATAATAAAAACATGCCACGTCAACTCGCAAAAGGTGGTAAAGCTTCTAAAAGCAAAGCAATGCAAGCCAAAGGTATCGGTGGCGATATCCTCGGCGGTCTAGGAAACATGTTTCTCCCAGGTATCGGCGGTCATCTCGGCCGTGGTATCGGCGACGCTCTCGGTTCAGCCTTCGGTTTCAAGAAGGGCGGTAAACTCGTAAAAGGATCTAAGGAGGCAAAAGCCTATATGGCTTCACTCCGTGCCATGCGCAAATAGATTAAAATTTAAAAATTTTATTTTCATATAAATAAAATGCAACGTCTTACTCCAATGGTTAATGTTGGATGCTTCCAAGGTGTTACGCCTTCTATTCTTAAATCCATCCTCGACTACAAGTCTCATCTCATTAGCGACGCCGAAATTCGTATTACTGACTTTGACGCCCTTCGAAATAGCTTAACGGACTGTGAAACGAAACCTATCGAATACGATGAAAAAGAAGAAAAAGATAATAAAGATAATAATAAAGAAGATGAGCAACGAAATAAGACGATGGACCTTTCAAGTCCAATCATCACAGAGGAACTCGGGATCAATCAGTGATTTAACCATTGATCTGCCCCAGATGTTATCCAAAATCGGTAAAAATACCAAATTCCAAATCGTTTGTCATGAAGCAACTGTCCCATTTTCGTTTTATCAATTATCGGCCGATATCGCTACTGTGTCTTGCGATTTTCGTGATATATATGGCACAACGAAGACAGCAAACGTCACCCTTAACGCAGGAAATTACAACTGCCAGACGGTTCTGGTTGAGTTGGCAACACGACTATATGACGTTGCCAATACTTCGGCTGGTGCATATGTTCGTTTCCAACCTACCTTTTCCTTTACTTATTCATCTACCTCTGGCCTTTCGACACTAGCGATGAGCGCCCCTTCATTAGCCCAAATCATAATCAAGTTCTCCACGAACACCTTACTCGGTAAATTCTTTGGTTTTGTTACAGATGCCACGATATCTACCTTACTAACTCCCGTATCGACACAAACATGCGTTGCGAACCCTGTTAACTGTCTCTTTTTGCGGTGTTCCTCGTTGCGTCAAGAATACAACCGAGAATGGATGGTCCAAAAGGGAGCATTCAGCGACATCGTATACAAAATCCCTATTTTCACCCAACAAAACACCTATATCGGCCAAAGCGTAGAAGGGGATCCTATCTATCTGTTAGATAACAATATCTCTCAACTAAATTTCTATGTAACAACCAATCTTTCCTATAACGCAATTGATCTGCGAGGTGTCGACAATCTTAACTTCTCCTTTTCGATTCGAGAAGTCGTGATTCCAGATTATATCCCTATTACCGATAGCGTCGTGGCGAACATCGCCCCTCCTACAACAGACGAAGGCCAAATCACCGAAGAAGAGAAGGCACTTCTCGAAGAGAAACAACGTCAACTCGACAAATTAGAGAAATATAAGAAAAAATTAGAAGCAAAAAATAAGACTACTAATAAAGATGTGGTACGTGAACAGAAACAATAAGCCTGTTCAAATAGCAAACGTTTTACCTCGTAATCTATCGAGGGGTGGTAAGATTCCTTGGATCAAAGGAATCCGTGACGAAGATAGAAATGACGATACGATTAACGGTCTTTTAGAAATTGGTAGCGTCGTCGTGCCTAGGCCTGTGATTGAAAGGGGATATATGGACGACTATCCACATCCTCTTACCCAAAAGAAGATAACCGACAAGAAAAAACTGATAGGATGTATTGTCATGCCTGACGAGTGGATTATCCCAAAGCGTGATGCCAACAAACTAACGGCATTTCTCAAAAAAAAGGGGATAACGCTACCGATTCCCGACGATTTTTAATTATATTGATCAAATATAATTACTTAGTAACTTTCTTCTTTTTTGGATAAATTCCCTCTTCAAGAGATACAGCGATTTGTTGTTTTCGAGCCATTTCTTTCGTAAGAGGTTTAATCGAGAGTGGCCGTCCGTTTGAGTATACCTTATACATGGGAATGTTAGGTTGTTTACGAATGGTATAGGGCATTTATATTACTTCTTATTATTTTTTTGCAGATCCTGTAACAGTACGGCGATGGTATTGAATCGGTCTTCGGTTGTTTTTTGTAGATCTGCCAATTGCTTTTTGAGTAACTCATTTTCTTGTTTGAGATTTTCAGCTTCTTGTACCTTCTTGTCTTCTTCGGCTTTCTTATCGGCTTCCATCATCTCTGCTACGGATTTGAACCCTCTGCGTTCTGCCTCCATCAGCTTCTTTGGTCTGCGAAACTTGCCCTCGGCGTTCCGTTGCGACTTATCACAATAGATATGTTCTTCACCCTTACAATCTTTATCGATAATATGAATGATAGGTTTAATGAGATGACGCTTCTCATCGCAGTCTAAATGCTTCTGTTCGTCG